TTGTTGCTCTGAGGAGCACGACGGCCAGTGCGGCGAGCAGCGCTGTTCGTGTTGCGCGCAGCAGCAGCAACTGCATTCTTAGCAGCTGCAATCTCCCGTCGAAGCTTGGCAAGGCGCGGTGCGCCACGGCGCCCGTTCGGTTCGCGAGCCATCTCAACCTGCTGAGGTCAAGAGAAGCGAATGTCGCGATCGCTTTGGAGGGTTTTCCTTGGGATGACCCACAACCCGGACCACCTGCTCAAGAAGTTGGCAAATACAATATAAGATGTGCCTACAATACGTACACTCCGAGCTGGTTCTAATGCACGCATCAGCCTTTTGCTGAACCTTCGTACATGTCTACTCATGCAAATGCTGTGATCTCATGGCTACGTTGACTTCGCTTCGCAGTGCGAGAACGCACACTACAAAGGAACGGAACAAAATGTATACGCGTGCGGAAAAGGAAACACGCGCCCTCTACAGTCAACGGATCCGTAACCATCCCATCTTCCCCTCTCCCAACCGGCACAAGTTGGTTATATGCACCGACCAGTTATACGTCGCCTAGACCCAGAATGGCCATCGGAAACTCCACAGAGCGAACGGGGGAATTTAGGCTGCGTGTTTCTCCCAGCCACGGGCACGCAGTGGCCTCACCTCAGGCTTTCGCCACCAGGCTCTCGATCCCCAATACAGCAATAGAGGACCACTGAAGAATAAGGCAAGCTCAGACGGTCTCGCCCCCAACCGTGCCAAGGGTAGGCACTTCCATGATCGCCGCTGGGCTAGGACAGTGCTGGAAAAACGCACACCACGACAGGAATGTAGTGGGGAACCCCTGGTCTCGCTTTCTCGACCGCACCGCACGGATTGGCCTCGCGACTTGAATTCGCTGAAGGTTTTTCAATGGGATGACCTACAACCCGAGCAATGCTTCGAATCACGACGAGCGGGTGTACGGGCCAAGCCCGACACCCCTGAGCAAGTGCTGCGCCCCGAACACAGGCATGCTTGATGCCAAGCGGAGCCAATCGCAGAAGCCGTCAGCATCCTTGACAAATCCGATGTGGATCAAGGCTTTCGCTTCTTCGAAGTCCGCAACAAAGTTCGTGCGAGTCACTGGCTCGTACACTGGCTCTTCCGGGTTCTCACACAACACCATTCTTTGGTTCCTCGTTGCATGTTCGAGCGTGGTAACCCCGTCCTGAAAGCCGTAGTGCTCTGCAAAGGAATAGTACAACATCCGAACGCTTGGAAAGCAACACTCCTCGGCGTATGCCAAGTAGGAAGCTGCGGCGATCTGGTTGAACCTCTGCGTGTTGCCTTGCTCAAATGCGTCAATGGCCTCTCGTGACACGGTGATG